GAGCGCTTTTATAGATGGCATCGTAATCTTTCTGACGGCCAAACCCCATATCCCCAAACCTTGTATCCCCCTTATACCACATATGAATAATATTGTCAAACCTTTGTATGCATGGTTTGGGCATTATATACCAAACCTTTGTATTTGTCAAGCCCATTTTATGCCAAAACCTCATATAAAATTTGTCCGAATTTGCTCAGAAAATAAAGAAAACCTTTATAAAAATATATAAAGGTTTGGAAAAGTTTTAAAAATCAGGAAATAATTTATAGTGGTTTGTTATGGTGTATTTACTATAGGGGATTGTGGGTATCATCTTGATCCCCTGGCAAAATCGCCTGGTACGGGGAAGAATTTTGCTCCATCGTAATCTTTTTTTCAGAAAGATCTTCCGCCGAATTTAGGCGGGGAGGGAAGAATGCCTTGAGAGTAACAACACTATACAACATACCACATAGAGCACCTACTGCTTCATTAAACATAACAGAGTCAGAAGTAGAATCATGTCTACGAGATTTGTTTTCATACATCTTTGCAAAGTGATGTGGGGCCATGTCTTTATTATACACCTGATATGAAGGTTTGACAAATAAAGGTTTGTATGGTATAAGGTTTGGTACGGGGAAAAGAAATCGTCCTTCGTAATCTTATTCTGGGGAAAATAAATGGCTGATCGTAATCTTATTCTAGAGAAGGTTTTGCACCATATGTCTGGTTTGATATGATTTCCTCGGGGAAAATCTCAGGGCAGGGATTGCTCCCCTGGATTTTTCTTAGCATAGGCAAACTCTAGGACAGTAGTTAGATTAATCTCTTCCAAACCATCAACCTCTGCTTCAGTGATCTCTAATAGTTTAAACATCATATCAATGCTTTCCTCTACATACTGTTCACCAAGCGGCGTAAGGCTGGTAACCAAACCTTCTGCCAAGTAATACGCCATTGGCACACCAATGTCGTTGTAATCCATAAAGGCACTAAAGTTATCATCATCACGGAAATCAATCCATAGTTGACCTAGTATGCCTGTCTTATCTGCGAAGTCCATTTGCGGGTCCTTTCATCTCTAACATAAGTTTATCATACTCTTCCATAGATGTCAAACTCAAAACCTCTAGTCTGTGGTAATTTATTAGTGGTAGGTTTCTTACTACATAGTATCCTACTCTTTCTAAATCTACCGCAAAATCTTGGGTAAGGAGTCTGCCTAACTGTTCTGCCATTTTTGTTTCTTTATTATGGGTTGCCGTTCGTCTTATTGAATAAGCCATAGTTGTCTCCTCTATTCCATTGTATCAAAAAAGTAGGGGGAGCGCAAGCCTACGAAAACCTACGCTCCACCCTTATTAATCTAAGGGACCCATTCCTTAGATCTGCTCAGCCAAAACTGGTAGGTATGCTGCAATAAATTTATCCCAGTCAACCACTACCGTGGAGCCCACGTGATTGATAGTTTCTTTAGCAATGTCGATTACGACAGTGGTCTCGCCTAAATCAAAGTTGGTACCAGTAACAGCATAAATACCAAACCCTGTTTCATCCAAGATAGAGTCTTGCATTAAATAACTAATCATCATACGGTTGAAGTAGGCATAGTCTTTCCACCTAGGCTTTGAATGCTGCAGGGCCATTGCTAGGTCCCGTTGCCATTCCGTCTCACCCCAGTGACTATAGAGCACCACGTGAGCCTCATCCTCAACATCTTTAAAAACAAAATTAATTCGTGCTCCCATTACTCTTCTTCCTTCCAAGATACAATTGATAGTTGATTTAAAATTTCATTGCAGAGGTCCGCTTCATTATCTGATTCAGCCTCATATGTAAAAGTCATATAGTCACCAGTAGGTTCAAAGATGATCTCTACCTTATACTCATTCATCATCTTCCTCCTCTTCTTCCTCGCAGTTAGGGCAAGGGTCATAGCCAATCTCAATGTCGCAAATAGGGCAAACGAGAGCAATAAACATAGGGTCTGACAAATCTTCTTCTGTGTATTTAGATTTATCTAACATTTTGTATCCAATCCTACTAGGGTCATTTCTTCAAGTGTAGCACATTGTGGGCATTTATACAAATCGTGCTCATCAAAGGCATCTCTGATAGTATTATCAGGGTCCTCAAACTCAGCACCGCAGCCCTCACAGTAAAACCAGTTATAACTAACTCTGACTTGAATGTCAGTATTTTCAGGGAATGGAAGTTCAGTGATGAAGTATCCCAGTCTATTTACAAATCCCCATCCAGCCCATATATAGGACCCACCGTCGTCCCCATCACCATACATCCATATATGATTAGGGTGAGCCTTCTTTACAAATTCAACCTCTGCTCCATAGGTCTCAAACATCATACCGTCAAAGGATGCATCTTTATCTATATTGTTAGGAATAGGTTTGTAAGTCTCAACCCACTCTTCATACTCCATTTCAATAAAGTTATTCATTGTTCTTTATCCTGTCACTGATAGCAAAGGCCAGTTGGTATGTAAGGGCATAGACCTCCACGAGAGCGTCCATTCTTCCTTCTGCTCTTGTGCGTTCCATAGAGAGCATTGCGTCTGAGTAGCCACCTTCCCGCTCTTCAGTCTCAATCTCAATATAATCGTTCTCTGCTTCTAGCATTAGGTTTTTAAGTTCACCGTGTAGGATGTCAGTTCCTGACTCTCCCATATCAACTAGTTTCTGTAGTCGTGGGTCTAGTGTTGTATTCATCATTAGTCTATTGTAGCCTCTAGCACTGACAAAAAGTGGTAGCAGGCAAGAATCTGCCCATTGGTGGAGATATCTTCTATTTCTAACTCACGATACTCATCGTCCTCATAGTTAGAATAGTTATCCATTTTGGCTTGTAGTTCCTCAGAGTCTTGCTCCAAGGATAGCAGGTGTAGTCTTACATATTGCTCAAATGTTTTTAAGTCATCCATAGTATTAATTATACGGGTTCGTGTTGATTTTTACAACTTCACGGGGTGTGACCTTGCTCACATCTGTAATGATAGGCTCCCAAGCATCTTCAATACTAATATAAGCCATCTTCCTACCACAAGGGCATCTCATCTCTACAGATCCATTAGGGAATCCATAGCCATCCCTGGCGGTAAATTGAATGAGAGCATCACACTCATCAGGATCACAAACAAATGTATACTTACTCCACATTAGAAGTACCCCTCAGCCATTAGTCCTTCAAGGAAGTCTTTGGTTTTCCACAGGGTATTGTAAAGCCAAGGGTCATCATCAGAGTTAATAGTAGTCATAACAGACTGAACTCCTAAGATCATATCTAAAGCATCTACTTCTTCATATCCTACTAATGGCATTATCCTACCTCAATTCCTGCGTAATGTGCGATAGTATTAAGAGTGGTGTGGATGTGGCAGTCGCAAGCCTCTCCACCCATATTTTCCTCAAACTCTAAGTGAGAGTAATTGCTTTCATATATTTCATTGATTAGGTCGTCAATGGTATTCACTTTGTATGCCACTCACCTAACTCAGGTAGAAATACATTTTCTTCTATATCCCATTGAGCGTCATCCCAACTAAGTTCATCAGTCATTATCTTACCAATCTCATCTATGAAGGTTTGCATAACGGCTTCTGCGTGGTGTGCATTCTTAGCCTTGATATTTGTGATAGAGATAGCAAGGTCGCAAGAATAGTAGTCTGCATACATTTCAGGGTTTTCTGTGATTTCTGTTTCTAAGGTCATACATATTCCTTTTCGTAGGCTGGGAGTGATGTTACTACTAATTCTAGCATTTCGTCAGGGTGTCTGTCAAGTACCCAATTAAGGGCCTCTCCAGCAGTTTTAAAATCAGAGGCAGTGGTGCTCTCGCCATAGCCTTGAATGGTTGCTTCCCAACAGTCAATGCCACCAGGAGAGCAGGAGTAGTTCATTTCATATATTGCCACTTGTTTCGTCATATATTAATTATAGCCTAGGGGTCTGACAAATGGAAGGTTTGGGGAAAAAATCAACCCTATCGTAAAGATTTTTTGGGGAAAATATATGCACTATCGTAAAGTTATTTTAGCAGAAATGTTGTGTGACACAAATCACATTCCCTCGGGGCCCCATTTACGCTTGCGATTCCAACGGGACTTGAACCCGTAGCCTCTACCGTGACAGGGTAGCGATCTAACCAATTGATCTATGGAACCTTGCGAGCAGTTTTAATTCTTGCTCAGGAATTTTTTTGTTATGTCAGCGACATTACATTTTGTACAACTTTTAGCAAACGATTTTTTTCTGCGTTAATAGCAGGGTCAAATCCGCTTGCGCTTGCGAGAATGGATTCGTTAGAACCACCACGAGCAGAACGATACCAATCAAGGCGTTCAGTTAAACCATTGAAAGCACCCCAAGCGGTGTTAGCAATCATTCCGTTAAACTCACCTGTATAGATGTCGTTAATGGTATCAACTTTATTTTCCCATTTCTTGAAAGCACCCTTAGAATCCTTTTCAGGCTTAGGATAAGCAGCAAGAATGATTTTGTGAAAATCAGTAGCAGTGACTTCTTTTTCAATCATAGCCTTAGCCATAATATCAAATTCGTCCATATACTTATTAGCCATTCCAAGAGTTTCACGAGCAATCGCAACCTTACCGCTTGCGGTCTGTGTGTGACGAATCTTGAATGATTGCTTGATACCATTCTTTTTCTTGATTGAACCAAGAGCAAGGTTAAGAGTATTAGCGCACACTACACGAACAGGTGTAATACTTGCTTGAATAGCGATTGAGCCATCGTGTGATGTGTTGATGAGCAAATAAGTTTTTACCTTATCAGCAACACCAGTAGGGTCAAGAATTGTTTCACGCTCTAATGCTAACGCACCAAATACAACACGACCACCCTTAATTGAGCCAGCCGTTTCCCAACGACCACCACCATCTAGAATATGGTCACCAAATGAAAACAAATCTTCATTCTGTAATGGAACATAACGCTCACCAACGACACCAAGAATGTCTGTCTGTGAATTGTCTGTTGGGTTAGTACGCAAAACATATTGGTATGCCTTGTCGCTTGTTAGGTGTGTTGGTGTTTCTAAATCTTCAAGGCGAACATTCCACCCATTGAGATTAGCAGCAGATAACATTTCTGTTGTTGTTTTTTCTTCTGTGAATACAGTTCCTAATCCGTGCCAAGCAGGTTCTCTGAATGAGGCGAATGAGGTCTTGCCATTTTGTGTTTCTAGTTCGTGAGCCACGATTTCCTTCTTTCTGTTGTTGATAGTCTAATCATACACCCACCCACTGACAAAAGTCAAATCGTATAGGCAGACATAGGGCAATTCGGACATTGTGGTAAAGATCACCCCTTCGTAACGGCGTGTCGATTTGACAAAAGTTATCCACAGGCCCCTCGGGGAAAATCTTGAGGGAATTTAAAGTGAGCAGTTTTTAAACTTGCTCAGGTTTATTAGTAGCCCCCTACTAAACATTCACCCTATCAACACTAGATGATAAGTAAGTTACTTCCTCACCATACTGTACAGTGTCAAAATCAATTTCGTGAATTGAGTTGATTGCTTCTTCTTCATTACGTGCATTTACTGTAATAGAGTAATTAACTTCAACTTCCAATTCAAATTCTTTTGAAAGTTCAAATCCGCAAATGTCTGCAATTTCTTGGCCCTCTGATTCATTCAAGGTACCACAGTTAATTGCTTCAAGCGTCCACTCTTGCATTGCTTCAACCATACGATTCTTATCTGCAGAATCTGCATATGAGCGCTGCGTTACTTTTTGGATGTGCTCTTCTAATTGTGCTACACGCAATGTTGCTTTTGCAAGCGAATCACGAAGAAACTCTTCTGTTGCGTTTACTACTTTGTCTCCTGTTGTTTGGTCCATTGGGGGCCTCTTTCTGTTTGTTGGTTAATTTAAGTATACTACTGGCCACTGACAATTGTCAAGGACCCTTGCGGGGAGCAGTTTTGATACTTACTCAGGTAGTTACACTTCTTGCAGTTGGTGTGAACTGGCTCTATAGTATTTCTGTGATCGCCCTAATCAGCCTGGCGAATTGAGAGAGGCTCTGAGCCCCTTGCCTCAACTATAAAGGGAGTAGGCACCTAGGTTAGTTTGAAACCCACTCCCAATTATTTAATTATAGTGAGCAGTTTATACACTTACTCAGGTGATTTCATTATCTAATTATAGATACTGTGCGATTGCGTTGTATGTTGATGTGGAAACTGTTTCCTCATCTGTCATCTTTAGCAGACGAATTGCGTTTGAGATTTCTTTCTTTGACTCACGATAAGTGCTAGAGTGAATTGTCTCAAAATCTTTTTCAGGTTCAGCAGGGAAAGTGCCTTCCTTAGTAACAATGTCAAAATCAACATTGAGTGTGTTGTTCCAAGAACGATAGTTGGTGCGTAGGTTTTCAGCCTTTGAGAAGTTGGCAATAGCCCACTCACCAATTTCCTTTTTCCAAGCCTCATAAGCAAGGGTGTGCTTTGCTTCTTTTGCGTTTTGTGTTGCGTAGTCTGCTTCTAGGGTAGCGAGTGCTTCCTCTAGTCCTGCGATTACACGAACTGTTGGGATTTTTACATTTATTGCTTTTGCTCTAGCCATTGGGTTTTCTCTTTTCTTTGTTGTGGGTTAGTTTCTATTATAGCGTGGGGGTCTGACATTGTTGGTGAGCCTTTTAGTATCTTGCTCAGGATAGTTCCTGCCACTTATTTAGAGTCGCTGTACATTGGCGACTTAGTCGTTAGACTACTTTGCTGTCCAAGTTGTCCAGCGTGTGTTTCCATTTACATCTAACTTAACACGAACTGCGTCGCCTGTCTTGTTAGGTGCGATTTCCAAGATTGTTCCTGTCACCTTTGACTTCTGTGAAGTGTATAGGTCGCCTACCTTGTATGTTGCGGTTGCTACTGTCATTTTTTTCTCTTTTCTGTTTGTTGGGCTGGTTTGCCTTATGTATTAAGTATAGCAAAAAATCTAAGAAATAACAAATCCATTTCCAAATAATCTCAAAATGTGAGACATTTTCTATGTGATTTGCGTCACTAGGTTTCCTGCTTATAATACAATTTTAGCAGAAAAATCTCAAAAATACAAATCCTGCCTCAAAATCTGGGGGTGAGAAACATCACATCGTAAACCTGCGTGTTGGATTTGACAAATGACCAGTCTTGCCCCCCGAGGAAAATTCAGGGATTAACCTGAACCTCCTAGAATGCTAACCATTACAATTAAAATCATTGCAAGGTATAACCATGCACTCATTTATTTTTTACTCGCACTGAATATGATATCACTCTTAGAGTATACACAAAGTGAACAAGAAACGCAAGCGCTACCATTTGTTGAGATAAGTGGAATTTGTTTATTATTCTCAGGACACTTAGCAGCAGGACGGCCAGTCATTTCTTTTACATCTGCTTGACCTATAGCAAAATTCTTAGCAAGGTATGCCATACGGACCCCACTATTAATTTTTAGATCAACGGCAGTTTTAACATTCTCACTATCAGCAGAGAAGTACAATGATAGATTAGATACATCCTTAAGTATAAGGGCAGCAGCCTTTACACGTGTATACACCCAGAATTGAATATCAGGATTGATAGTGATTACATTCTTCCAGGCATTGGTATACTCATCGTTAAAGAAGTCACCGTCCCAATGAATGCGGAATAGCATAGGTGCGTCTTTCTTTACACAGTCTGCCTTGAAGTCATTAATCATATCAGTTAGCAATGTCTCCATAGTTAATTGATTAGCGTCTTTGAGCAAGGCCCAATTGTGTAATAGGTTAGCCCTTACACCCTTGAAGAGTTTTTCAAGTTTTCCTGCGTAGCATACGCTTTCACAAACACTAGTGGCACCAGGGCACGAGAAAGCCTTTCCAGCAGGTAGACCAAAAGTGTTTGCGATTGCTGCTTGCTTTCCATTTTTTGTGACAAGATTAGCCACCTTTCTATCGTTAGATCTTTTTAGTTTAAGTGTATTAGTAGTCAAGACCAAGGCTCATTTCTAGAGCAATGTCTTCGTTATAGGTTGCGGACATTTCTTCTAGCAAGCAATGAGTACATTTATCTTCATATGCGTCAACGGCATTTTCTTTACAAGAGGGGCATACGGTTGCGTAGTACTCATCTAGTATTTCATCGTTTTCGTAGGTCATAGAGGGTCTCCTTTGTATTTCTTTAATTGTAGCATTTGGGTCTGACATTTTTTGCGGTTGTAAGCCTTCTTTGAGGGTACGGCAGAGGCAGCATTAGAACGCCTTAGTTCCATAAGCCTGCGTAATTCCTCATTTGTTTTCTTCATATAGCAATACTAACACACATCTGATAAAAATGTCAAATCTGAATCGTGTGATTAAAATCACAAAAATTTTTCCCCGCCCAAAACCTGGGGAAAAGAAAAATGATCTTCTTAAAGATATTTTATATAGGTTACTGGTGAGTATCCACAAGTTATCCACAAGTTATCCACAGACACGCCCATCAGCGCCGAGTCCCTCGGGAAAAATCGCAGTTTTTATTCTGCGACCTTTCTTTTATTTATTCAACAGGTAAAACTTCAAACGCATTAAATTTTTCTAATTCGTTTTCGCTAAGTTTAGCAAAAACTTTATTTAAATTAAAAACTGCTTGAAGATCTGTATCTGCTTCAGTTACGAAACTAATTAAAACATTTTTCTTCATTTATTTATTCTCCTCAATCTCATCTAGTAGTTCCCAAAGAATTGGCTCTAACGCTTTTGCGCTTTCATCTAATTTTTCTTGAAGTGTTTTCATTTACTTACCTTTCTTGTACAAGAAATCCCACGCCTTACGGCATAAGATGATTGACTTACAGTTATCGCAACAGATAACTCCGTGAGGGTTTAGGTCAAGGTCATAGATGTCTATGCTAGTGCTAACCGCACCGCATACTGATTTGATTGGAACATAGGTACTCATTTATTACTCTCCATTACTTTTACGATTATGTCTAAATCTTTTTCTGTAAGTAGTACGCTGGCACTACCCCATAGGGCTGAGAGATAATTCTCTCCATAGTATTCTTTAGCAAGTTTTATTGCTAAGTCTTTTTTTTCATCTCTTATCATTTTGTATAAGATCCTTTCTTTATAATTTCATCTAGCATTTTTGCTAGTGGGTCTATCTGCTCGTCTGCTAGATAGTTTTCTAATTCTAATTTTTGAATTTTATCCATTGAGATTAACGCTCCCAACTTCTAGTAGTAGCATACACTACGCTATTGCGTGGAGTGTATTCAATTTCTTCTAGATTAGTTTCTAGAATTGTGCCTCTAAGGGCTAAGAGGTCTAAGTATTCGTTAGCCTCAATTTCTGAATTGAAGATAATTCCTAGACAGGTACTAAACTCTTTACCTAGAGGATAGCGTGGGTTAGTATCTAACTCCATACGATAGGATAACTTGTATCCTTTTACTTTTAGTGAATTCATTTTGAATTCCTTTCTTTAAGAGATTTACTTATTGTTCAATCTTTATACTAGTAAGTATAGCAGAGGGTACTGACATTTTGACCTGTTTTACGGGCGTGTCGTGAAACTATTTTTGTGATAAACCTCACATAAGTTATCCACAGCCTGTGGAAAACCCCCGAGGATTTTCTCGGGGCCCCAAAAATTAATTAATCATCATCATCGTCATCAATAAAAACATACAACGGAATTGAATCAGTGTAACCATACTGCGTTACTTCTCTTTCACCAAATTCATTTTCTGTTTGTACATCATAGTTATCACCAGTGGAATCACTTTCAATAAAAAGAATTTCAACAATGTCATCACCAATCTTGATTAAATCACCAAGCATTAATTGATCTGGCTGTAAGTTATCAGCGTGTATAAGTTTCATCTCCGTCATTGTATCAGACATTTTATTCTCCATCTTCATATTCATCTACTGGGTCAATAAACCAAGATAAGTGGTGTTGGTCTACAATAGCGTGGGCAGGTGCGTGGCTCATTCCCTTATAGAATACGCCTTCAGGCATAGCAATAAATCTATTGTAGTCCTCATCATAGTAAGCGTCAATAGCGTCAATACAAGGCTGAACCATAGATAGTGGGACAGGTGGGTAGTGATTACCCTGTAAGTGATAGGCTAATTGTGTTTCTAAGTCTAGGACGCTATCTGCTAATCCAATTGCTGTTACTGATCCCATTATATTTTCTCCTCTATATCTGCGACATAGACATCGCTTCGTCTAATCATTCCATATTTTAGGTTGCTATCAAACATATCAACGGCATCCTCTTCATTATCTGCCTCAACATTTATGAAACAAGTAAATTCATATAGTGCCATTACTTACTTACCACCATTCCTGTTGTGTAGAAAGTTTTTGTGTGTAACTTACCTGAAGGTTCAGATAAATTAACTACTCTGTATTCTTTAGCGTCACCATAGTCAATAAAACTATTAAAGACATTTACTGCGTCAAGGGCATTAGAGTAACGACCAACCCAAAGTGTATTGGTATCACTATCATTAGTGCTAGTTACTGAGTATAGGTATTCGTTCATTAGTTATTCTCCTTAGTGATAAATAATTGGTGTGGGTTACAATCGCAAGACTCTGTATCATAGTCTAAACTATTTCCAAAGTGTAGCCACCCTGTTCCATAGCATAATTCGCAAGTAGTTATTTCTAAGTGTAATTCTTTCATTACTCCCATTAGATAGCCCCTTCCTGAAATAGTCCAATTTCCAAATCAAGTAATTCTTGGTCTGTTGCCTTAGACAAGTCTATCCAACCTGCCCCTTCATTGTCAATTCTAAAAATCTCTATGTATCCCATTAGTTTTCTACCTTTACTGCTACTGTACGACATACGACTTTTCCAAAATTACTAGGGCGTACTTCCACTAGATAACTTTCGCAACCCTGATACCAAACTGCTTTAGGGTGTATCTCTGCTGAGATAATTTCGCCTGTTAAAGTGCGTGAGCGATAAGGTGTTCCTACTAGTAGGCTTTCTATTGTATAGACATTTGCTGACATTTGCCAACCTCTTTCTTTTTGTTGATAATTCTATCCTACCATAGGGGTCTGACATTTCTGCTAGACACGCCCAAAGTAAATAGACTTTCTTTTTTTACTTACTATGTAAGTTTAGCCTATTAGACACAAAATATCAAGTTACTAGCCAGTAAGTCCATATAGTAAGACGCTCAACCTATGTGATAAATCTCACACAAATAGGCCTGTGGATAACCTGTGTACGACACGCCGTCTGCGCCGAGGAAATCTCGGGGCAAAATTTGAGCAGTTTTAAATCTTGCTCAGGATTTTTTTTATTTTATTTTAGAAGTCGTTCAGTTTTCTAAAAGTTCGCAAAGAAACTTGAAGTCTGCGAATTTCTTTTTCTAATTTAACATTGCGTTGCCAAAACGCAATCATCATTCCAACAGATCCAGCAAGCGCAATTGTAATTGCGATTAGTGTTCCAGTATCTAAAATCATTTAGCCATCTCCAATTTTTCATAGCAAGCAATAGCAAATTTAGTTGCGTCAAATCTTGGATTATCTGTTTCAAACATTAGAGAAAAATCATCCACTAAATCAGCGAATAGCATTTCTCCTTGCTCATCAAAAACAGAGGTAGCAAAGTAATTGCTAAGAATTTCAGCAGTTGCCACATAGTCTTTTCGTGTCATCATTATTCTGCCACCTTAAGAATTGCGTAAGTGCCTCTCTCATTGATTTCATCAATTACTGGCTTTAGTTTTGGAGTTAGTAAATCCTTTAGCATTGACTCTAAAAGATGAATTTGAGAAACTTCATCAAGGCGCAAGAATTCTTGTGCTACTGGATGAGTTTCATCAAACTCTGTTACGAAACGAAGTGCGTGTTCTACTTTTACCATTTTTTATTTATTTCCTATTCTTTAGTTTGATTGTGAGGGTGTAAGAGTGCCACGAAGTGTGCCACTAATTCCTAGGGTGTCGCAAGCGACTTTTACAGATACGCCAACAGGTAATTGTGTTGGGTAGGTTGAGATGAATTGAGCCACTGCGCCCTTAGAAGGCATAGCGATTTTTTTGGTAGAACCATTAAAGGTTTCTAGTGTTATAGTGTAAGTCATTTTTAGACTTCCTTTCGTTTTTAGTGATAAGACTATCTTACCATTAGGGGCTGACATTTTGGCTACTTATTTGCTAAGGCTCACTGTGATACTGGTCACATTTATTTGCTTAGGCTCATTAGCCAATTTGTCCTTTATTTAATTTTTTTCTATACCTAGAAGTATAGCAGACCAAGCCCCAAAAGTCAAATTTAGACACGCACAAAACGGACATTTTGACTATGATTTACATCACATCGCCCCGAGGGGCTCGGGGTTTTTATTCACTTTTTACAGATAAATAAAAACCGCTAATTAAACAGATCATAGAAAACCAAAACAATGCGTTTCCACTTTCAAAAAAGTTTTGATAAAAACTCATTTTTTATAAACCTTCTTTCCGTAGTATTCATCAAATTCAGTTATAGTCATTAGACCTTTATACTCATTACAGAAACCGCAAAATAGCGTTCCCTTGGAATAAGTGTTTTCACAAAAGCAACAAATTAGAGTACTCATTATTTAGACACTTTCCAATCTGTCCACATAGGTAGACGCTCAGGGTCAGTATCGTTATACCAACGCTCTATGTTTTGTTCACAATCTTGGCAGAAAGTGAATTGCTCATCTCCTACATTTGAGATAGCAGATTTCATTGGATTGTGCTCTACGCACTTTTTATTTTCTAGTGTTATCATTTTTGACAACCTTTCTTTTTTTTATTAGTTAATTTTTATTTTATTAAGTTTTTTTATTTATCTAATTACTTAGATGATGGAAGTGAACGACCACAGCGACTATGGTAGCATTTTGTACCATACTTGTCACCTTCTGGTGTACACATTTCGTGAATTGTAGCAGGTGCTAAAACAACCTGACCACATTGGCAGGTATTCATTAAACCTGCTGGGTAATCGCTAACTGTAGCGAACCCTTGACCAAAAATACTATTTGACATTTTATTGTCCTTTCTAGTTTGAGAACCTTTCTCAACTTTCTTTATACTGTAAGTATAGCAGGGGGGTCTGACATTTAGGGGGGTATAAAACGGACATTTGGTACATTGTGAGGTAGGTCACATATGATGTACATCACATTTTTACCGAGGCTCTATATAGGGGGTACCTGTACAGGGGGGGTGCTATATGGGGGTACCTGTATATAGGGGGGGTATATATAGGGGGCCTATATAGGCAGGGTATACAGAGGGTACCCTATATGACTAGTCCTATGCACACCCACCTATGTATGGTCATTTTCTCGGGGCCCTGTGATAGAGATCACACACGACACGCCGTATTAGGACTTGACTTTTAGGGGTAGATGTGTTATTATACTAGTATAAGAAAAATTAAATAGAGATAAAAGGTTATGAGCCTAGCAAATAAGATAACGAATTGTTATATGAGCCTAGCGAATAAGTGACCTAAATCACATAGTACACGCTCCACATAGTGAGACTACTAGTGAGTATACTAGACAGTATGACATTTATCTGTTACACTTACATAGTAAGAAAAATTAAATAAGGATAAATCCTAGTTGAGCCTCTGAGCCTACCAAATAAACCTAGCAATAGGGTGAGCGTAGCAAATAAGAGCAAATAACACTAGGCAAGGAAAGAGATTAGAAAGTCTAATCAAATTAAAAGAAAGGTGGTCTATAAATGACTACATTAAGTAACTACTCTAACATTGAGGTAGGAGATACCATTACTCTACCTAATTGTATGAACCTTGTTAAATCAGGGGTAATTGTAAAAATTAGAAAATGGAATGGTAGCGCAATGCGTGTTATCTGTTCTAATGGTGCTATTTTTGAGTTAAATAAGCATAAGCGTGATTTTGTCCTCACTAGAGAGGATAACTAATTATGAGCCTGCCCCTTATTGTCCTAGCCTTGTCAGTGCTATGCGCTATAATTGTACTAATCCCTACTATGTTAGATAAGAGTGAATACTAATGCACTTATACCTATGCTCATCTTGCAACACCCTTGCAATCGTTACAAAAAACAATAAACAAATAACAATCAACCCCTGCTTATGCACAACAGAAAAGAGATAAATAAATGAACACAATGACCTGCCAAGTAATTAACTGTGACTCAACAGAATTAGTCTATAGTGGAACAGATGCCTTTATGCTAGGCATTAACACAGAAACCTATTGCTATAAGTGCGCTAATGCTTACGCACAAATAGATAGAGTTATGTCTAAGGTGCGCCAAGAATACCTTGACTCACTTACCCCTGCATCATCCCTTACTACATCTGACTAAGGAGTTTCATGTTTGATTTTATTTCTGCACCATTTGATTGGTTTGCTAACATAGTCCAATACTCACTTATCTTTATGGCTATTATTATTCTAGTGCTAACAATAGGCGCAGTAGTTGCTATTCCTGTAGGGTTAAAACTTTTAGGTGTTGCATTTGCTAAAACTATTGTAGTAGAAACTAGCAAGGTAGTTAGAGATTTAGGTATCACTAGCATTGACCTCAAGCAAGCAAAAGACACTGAAAAAATGAAGGCTTGGGTAGATCGCAAAGTGGTGCCTATACTAAGTAAATCTAGTTAGCACCACCTAGTGATATTTATTAGGTAGGTGCCAGTAGTTAAATAAATTGCTGGTGCCTCCTACTAAATTAAATTAAAATAAAAAAAATTAACAAAACAAATAACCATTAAAATTTTGGCCCGAGGATGTGCTCACTATATTTTTACCCCACACCTTTTAAAACCCTGCATCATACATCTGGATAAAATATTCAGATTTTAGGCTATTTGGGGTTTACAAAATTTTTCAGATTTGTGCTATAATGGCTTCATGAGCGAAACCACAGAAGCAGGCAATCCAGAGCAATGCTGCCTAGGATGCATCTGCACAAACATTCACAAGTCAGCACCAGTAGAGGAATAATATGGGTATCCTAGACAATTTCGAAAATGCCTGGGATATAGATTTCCAAACTGAATCAAAGCCTATGTCAGAAACAGACAACATGGGTAGAGAGAAGTTTTGGGAAGATCTAGGTAGACCAGAAGAGCCTAACTTGGCTGTAAAATTATTTTCAGAAACCTGCTGCACAGATTGTAGTTGTAAAAATGGATAGCGATCATCAGAAATTAACTCCTGAGCAAGCACAGGCAATTTTATTATTTCAGATTGAGCAAAAACTAAGGTTTGCTATTGCAAAACAAGTTGAGAATAAATTTCACGGTATGTATCATAATGCATCACACGACATAGCACAATTTATAAGACACAGTGCTTAAGGGTAATTAGATCCATCTGATTGCTCTACATCGCCAAACAACTCTTGATTTAATATAACTGGTTTGTCGACGGTACCTCTAACGAACGAAGTAGAAAAATACCTATAATCATTACTTGTAACCTTAGTAGTTCCATGTAGGATATTCCCACCATGTAAGATTAATGATCTAGCCTTCGGTTTGTGAACAAGATTAATATCGGGGTACTTAATGGCACCACCTTCATACTCATCATTAAAATATACAACTACGCCATACCTAACATGAGTATCTAATGCTTTATTCCAGTAGTCTCTATGAGGCTCCATAAAGTTTCCACTTGGGTGTCTTTGTAACGAAAGTTTATCAATATAGTGTAAATCGGAAAAAAGGTTTTCAAGGTTTGCATTTATTGAGTTAAACTCTTTTGGCTTAGGTCCTAATTTTTGCTTTCCATAAAAGAAACCTTTTTTATATTGTTCGGAATCGCTATCTGTCCAACCAAAATCTTCTGATTTCCACCATTCGGACTCGTCTAAAGATTTACAATAATCTAAGATAGCGGTTTGTTCGTCAAGTGAAACAAAATCTTCTATCTCATAAATATCGGGGGATAGAAGGTTAACCTTCACTGGCCAATTCCCACATACGAATATCAACAAACCCATATCTAGATAGATCAGCCAATTCCTCAGTATCTGCTTCAATGACAAGTCTCACATTTGACTCAATATCAAACCCTGGTTCGTAATCCTTCTGAGCATTGGTCAGATATGCTTCTTGAATCTTTTCTAAAATTGGTTTGTAATAAAACTTAGGCAATTACGCCACCTGCTTGTAACTTATCATAGATATTTGACATCATAAAACCAAGGCTTGGCTGGCTTTGCTCAATTTGGCTTTTTAGTTGTTCTTCATCTATTCCAGCCTGAAGACCTAATGCAAGATTATCTGCGTTGATGCTTTCCATCATAATTGATACTGCTTCTTCTTTTGTCATACCCACTCCTTTTTCTATTGTTGTTGTAGTATTCTGACTATATCCTATTATATCATCAATCCGTTTTTTTGCAACTTTTATCTGTTCCGTCGAAGAGTCGTTATAGATTGTTTTTCTGTTATTTTTTAATGCTGATATAGCGACAGTGCCCGTCCCTGCAAGAATGTCTGCAACGACATCTCCCTCTTTTGAAAATGTAAGCACTAGCAAATCAGACAGGTTTTGAGGCAAAGCATCATTTATAAATGCAATATCCCCATATTTATCTTGATCTTCAGGTGAAGCCCCAAACCCCTCTTTTATAATAAAACTTTTGAAACCTTTTATACGCCAAAGAAGGTTCTCAGAATAGGTTATATGAAATATTAGATTTGTTCCCATACCAGAAGCATCTTTTTCCCCACTTATTTCTTGTGCCCACTCTTCAAAATCCCAAGTAATAGCCCTACTAGGACATAATTTTGTTTCTTTGATTATATCTGCAATAATCCTAAACGTTCTAGGTCCATTAGGTAAAATTAGAATTATGCTACCACTATCCTTTAAGGCGTAGTCCATGTGCTTTATAACCTTTAGCACTGATTCAAGAAATTCTTCAGTATCCTGTGCATTTTGTAATTGTAAGGACGGATCTCCACCATATGCAATAAAATTTCTTTGATAAAATGGGAAATGAGATATAAAAAGATCTACGCTGTTAGGAGACAGGAATGTTTCTCTGGCATCTTTATTAAAAAATTCTATTTCCACGCTATCTCCTGATCGTAAGTTACGGAGTACTCTCCTGTAAATATCTCTGCATAAGAGATGATATCTCTATTGTACCTTATAACGGTGTTGATGCCTACTTTGTCTGATACATACTTCATACCCTGGACTAATGGCTCAAAAGCCATCTCCTGGTCTGCTAGGGCCTTATTAAGGGTATCCAGGTATCTTTCCTTGCCGTACCTTTTAGATACAAATGCTTGGTCTACATAATCAAACCTTGCTTGTGCATCATTTCTTCTTGCAATGTCCGAATTGTCTATTATGTACCTTGTTGCAAAATGATCCATCCGTGTAGACCAGTTTCGCATGTTATCGCTGTACTTCTCCATGTTCTTTAGAGTTGAGTCAGCGAAAGCCATGCGTATAAGGTCTTGTTCGGAGAGATCAACCTCTGTTGCGAACGAAATCAAAAAAGCGGTTGCATAGGGGAACTTGTCGCTATATGTCTCCACGTCGAAGTGCACATTAGGATTAAAGGATTTACTCGACATACCGTCTCGAATTAAACGCATATGATTTCCGAGCGAAACAAACTCTTCTCGATTCATATCGCAATCGACGAACAAACATTCTTCGGCATTGACTCCATCGGCGAGACATAAAATATTTTTATCATATGAACCCACTATTTTCGAACCGTTAAAACGCTCCAATAATTTTGCGGTCATAAAACCATCCATGTCGGGAGATATAATCAAATTCTTAGAATGCTCAAGTGTTTTGAGGATGGCTGTTTTCATTTTTGTAAAATACCCCTTATAATAATCTAGTTATGACAATCCAAGACTGGGCTTCCCTTATAGTAGCCATCCTTACAATTGTATCATCAATAGCCTTTGCTATCAAGTGGATGGTAAAACATTATCTCAGCGAACTTAAGCCGAATTCTGGATCAAGTTTAAAAGACCAGGTTTCAAGATTAGAAAGTGCTTTGGACGAACAAAGAGTAGACTCTATAGTGTCACGAGATAGACAAGAGAAAAAACTTGACGAAATGTATAAGATTTTAATCGACCATATTGCTAAATTTGATAAGAAGTAATTCTCCTATATACTATATATAAGATATCTTGTAAATACAAACCTTAAAGATAGTTCTTTTTTCTTATATATTTTAAGTATACACTATCCGACATCCTGACTATTAAGACTTATTATGACAAAACGGACATTACCTATTATAACAATTTGATAACTTTAAATATCACTGTCCAAATTGTACTGATATGATATACTTTAATCTGACTAGTACTCTGGTTTGTCTCTCATACCCACCAGCCTGAGTACTAGTCTTTTTTTATGGTATAATCTAGATATTATGAATCTATGTTCACCTGAGATATTTGGAGCAGATCCAGCCAGAATTAAATGGCAGATCGTTAGAGGAGATACCTCTCCGCTTCGTGTTGAATTTTTAGAAGATGACGAAACCACATATTTTGATACCTCTGAATGGACATATCAGGCTACTTCTTATGATCCTCAATCTGATATTTTAGATGCTCTTACAGTTACCCCTGGTGCTGGTTATGTAGATATTCTAGCCCCTGCAATTTTGACCGCTAACTGGGGTGTTGGTTATAAATCAGTTGTTACTGAATTAACTTTTGATCTTCAAGTAACCATTGATGTAAATACAATCTGGACACCTTTGATTGGAACCATATCAGTCATTGGTGATATTACAGGAAGTCTATAATGGCAGTCGTAAAAGTAACTTCTCCTAGACCTGAGTTACCTCCAGTAATCAGAATTAAAAACAAAACCTTCAAAGTAAATAAATAATATTGTGAGATAATGTCTATATGGCTGCCTCTAAATCTATGGACTTCCCTAATGCAAAAAAATCTAGTTATGCTGCACAAGTAGAACAGGTTCAAGCATCTCCAACTCAAGAAAGTTCAATATCTTTTCTTCCAGTCCCTGGACCAGTTGGACCACAAGGACCAGCAGGTAGAGATGGAAAAGATGGATTGCCAGGGCCCCAAGGACCAGAAGGACCAAAGGGACAAAAGGGAGAAAAGGGACTAACTGGACAAAACGGATTAAGTTCTTTATCTTCTTCAGGTCAACAAGCAGGGTGGGCTTCATACACAAATGTTTTTGACAAACCAATAAAACTTGGTATATCTCAAGGAGACGATGGTTGGGTAACTCTTCTACTTGACACTAAGGATAAAAACCAAAACGAAAAGTACCTTCCAAAAGATTGCACAAGTCTTTGGAATAGCCACCAGAGAGCCTTAAACTTTCACGGTATAAAGGAAGGATCCCAGGTATTCATAACATATAACTTTGAACTAACTACCTATACGTCTAACACTGAGGTTTGGCTAAGAACATATTTTGCAAGCAAGGGTAGGGAATTCGCTCAGTTGGTAGGATCTTTAAAATACCAGAACACCTACAACCTTTCTGTTACTCAACAAATATTTATTGAAGACCAGAGTATGTGGGGTAGCGGAGCAGTTCCTCAGATTAGAACGGACTTTGATGCTTCTGTAATTTTCAATTCTGTATATGTCAGCGTGGTATAATAAAACTATGGCATTTCCAGGAGAACTCAATATAAACTACTACAAGGGTGATACCCATGAGTTTAAAGTATACCCTCAAAAAACAGATGGGTCAATCTTTTATCTAACGGACTATGGAAACGCTACTTTTACAATTGCTGAGACACGTGGGGTGGCAGGGGTAGATCTAGGACAGATCAGAGCAAGTGCGATAATCTCAAACGATAACACATACATCACCTGTGCCATCACTCCAGACAATGCAAAACTTATGGATGCAGCAAAGACTTATGTATATGATATTCAAGTCTATGCTCAAGGACCAAATACATACGACAAAGTTTTTACTCTTTTGACAGGATCTATTTCTGTAACAGATGATGTAACACAAGATATTGGAACCCCTAATAAAGCAATTCCAACCTATAGAGTTATTTATCATAATATAAATGCAACAAGTGGAGCAATTCCAGTAGATACAAATGGATACCTTCCAAATCAAAATGTTGTCGTTGCAAACAACGGAACTCTTGCAAGATTAGGATACACTTTTGCTGGTTGGACAAAGTTTGCAGATGGTACAGGAACTGTATATTCAGCAGGATCAACAATTCCTCTTGCTAACGCAGATATAAAACTTTATCCTAAGTGGAATGCTCCAACAGTTACATATGATAACCAGAGTGCAACAACAAGTCAAGTTGGAGGATCAACATCTTATATTCCGCAATCGGCAATTGCGTCAATTCCAACAACAGCACCAATTAGAACAGGACATACTTTTGGCGGATGGTTTACTGGTCCTGCAGGATCGGGAACACAGGTAACAAATAATTCTTATACTCCAGAATCTCCATACAATCCAGTTATACTTTATGCAAAGTGGACTGTAGCATGACAGAGGTATTTGTATCAACTGACGATGTAAAAGTTATTGGTGGTACAGCCAATGTAAATGTTGAGGTTGACTTTGGCTCTCAAGGAGAAAGAGGAAATCTTTTTCTTTTTGGATATGGACATCCAGATGACCAAACAAATCCAGAAAATGTACAAGTCTTAGATATCTATATAAACATATTAACAACAGACTCTAAATACTTGATGATCTACCAGTTAATGCAGGTCAATGATGTTCTAACCTGGGTTGAAATAAGCAAACTTATGGTAGACAAATATAGTGCTAATAAAAACGTATCATTTACTAACGGGGTAGCCACAGAAAGCATAGACTTTAAGATTTCTAACATAGTCCCAACTAGTCTTATAAGTGGGCTAACTGCTTCACAGTTTAACATTCAATGTACCTTCTCAAATCCAACAAAACCCGTTGCCCACTCAATAGTAGTAAAGCCAATTACAATAGAGTCAGCAACAGGGGACATCATATTACCAGTAGGTATTAACGCTGCTGAGTTTTCAGGAAGTGCTTGGACAGGGCTTAGCGGAACACACGTAGTCCATTTCCTAATTACGGTGGTATAATCTAAGATGGTGATATGTAATGGCTGCTGAATATATTGATGACACAGAAACTGGCAACGGTCAATACCCCACCCTAATTCCTGGATATGACCAGTCTGCTGATATTCAAGAAGCCTTAAGACTATATCATTATGGATCAGTATCTCCAACAGGTCAAGCGGTAATTCCAGCAAACTCTGCAGCAATTAACCCAAAATCAATTGCAGGATACCTAGATGCTTTAGATACAAAAATTGATAACTCTGTTGTAGATCAAGCCACACTTGCGGGTGTTGGTATTGACTGGAATGCCGTAACTACACAGTTTGACATTGACTCTACAGTTGCTACAAAATCTTATGTTGCAAACTCAACATCCGTAGTCACTAAGGGTTCAAGTTTTACATTAACTTTAGCAGATGCTAGCAAGACTATTCTTCTTTCTACTACTACTCCAATGACTTTGACTATCCCGTCAAATTCTTCAGTTGCTATTCCAATTGGATATCAATATAACCTTGTTGAAATTGGAACAGGAAAAACAACTCTATCTGCAAGTTCTGGAGTTATCATAGGAAGCAAAAATTCACAACTATTTTTAGATGGACAGTACAGCAAAGGAACGCTATTAAAGATCGATACAGATACTTGGATTTTTTATGGCGATGTTTACGAAGGTGCAGTTATTGCTCCTGTTACTCCAGCAGTTACACCTGCAGTTACACCAGTAACACCAGTAACACCAGTTACTCCTGTAACTCCTGTAACTCCTGTAACACCTGTAACTCCAGTAACACCAGTAACTCCTGTAACGCCACCAGTAACTCCTGTAACGCCACCAGTTACACCCGTAGTAATGAGAACAGTTCCAAATGTTGTGGGCTTAACACAGGCAGCAGCAACAAGTGCAATTGATGCAGCAGGATTATCAGTAGGAGGTTTTGCAACGGGATCAACCACATATGATTCTGCAAATGCTGAAAAAGTTCAAAGCCAATCTCCTACAGCAGGAACATCGGTTCAATCAGGATCAAGTGTTAACCTTACAATGTGGAATTATGTTGCATCAGTAACACCAGCCATCCAGCCAAGTATCAGTATCATAGAGGAGTCTAGCGACTGTACTTCAATTAGTATTAATTGGATAGGAACTGGAGCATCATGGGCTGTTACAAATAGTACAGGCTGGACTGCTACTCAATCTGGAGAAGGAAGCGGTGGATATTGGACTGCATCATTACCTTGCGGAACAACAAAAACATCAACTCTAAGAATGTACTCTGGTCCAAATCAAACTGGAAGCCAGGAAACTCAGGCATTTACAATATCAACAACTTCATGTACAACATGTAATCAGCAGGTTACACCAGTAACAACTCAAACATATTACGCTTGTTGTACTGATAGCCCAGGGGTTAGTGGACAATATTCTAGTTCATCAGCAGCAACAACTGGTTTAAATGCACTCTGTGCAGCCACACCAGGAAGCACAATAGATCCACAAGGAGTCTCAACAACTGCACTAAATTGTACTTCTGTCACACCAGCAGTCACCCCTGCAACAGGTCCTAACACTTACACCTATACATACTATGACGGTAAGTGTAACTATCAAGTTAAGAACTCAAATGGAACTTATCTAAGAGACTACTCAACAAACCTTTGTACAAACTCAGGAACAGATGAGTCAGGGGCAACACTTCCAAACTGTAATCAATCAGGATGTACACCAGCATCAGTCACCCCTGCAGTTACACCTGCATCAGTTACATACTATATTGGATACTCTTCATGTAATAACAATTCTGGAATTTATGGAACTGGAAGCCCATCGGTTAGTGGCCCATTCACAGCAGCATCGATGCCAGCAGATGTTGTTACTGGGCCATCATCAGCAAGAGAAGTATTAAGATATAGATCAACTTCTGCAGAAGCATTGTCAGCAGCAGCACAAGCAGGATGTTTCCAAGCAGTAACACCTGCGGTCACACCAGCAGTAACACCAGCAGTAACACCTGCAGTAACACCTGCAGTAACACCTGCAACATCACAATGGTATTGCACTACTAACGAGCAAGGATTATTGTATCAATATACAACTACCACTAACGATAGTGGATGCGTTACTGGAGTTGCTAATACAACATGTGTTTATGGACCAGCAGGAACATCCTACCCATCTGCACCTGCTTTCCCATGTGGTTCTGTAACACCTGCGGTTACACCAGCAGTAACACCTGCAGTAACACCTGCGGTCACACCAGCAGTAACACCTGCGGTCACACCAGCAGTAACACCAGTTGACTGTACTTCATGTTCACCAACACAAAGTTATAACAGTACAAGGGCTGTATCAACAAGCGTCTGTGCTTCTGGAATAATGAACACATATGTTTGCTATACCCCAGGTACTTGCCCTAACATAACAACAGACACAGGTTGCCAACCTGCATCAGTAACCCCAGCCGTTACCCCAGCAGTAACACCTGCTGTTACACCTGCAGTAACACCTGCAGTAACACCTGCAGTAACACCTGCGGTCACACCAGCAGTAACACCTGCTGTTACCCCAGCCGTAACTCCTTCTGTTACCCCATCGAACTGTACTTGCTATCTTGATTACATCTGGCAGAATTGCCCAACATGTTGTAACGGTCAATGCGCTTACTAGTCATTATGATATACTAGTAAGAGGAGGATATTTATGGACAAAGAATTGTCAGCGTGGGAAAAATATAAGGAAAGTCTTGGAGAATCAAGACCTTGGCACTTGCTAGATAAAGAAAATTATGTAGAAGATGAAGTAGCAAAAGAAAGATTTTCTATATGCAAAGGATGCCCAGAATTGATTAAATTAACAACACAGTGTAAAAAGTGTGGGTGTTTTATGGCAGCAAAGACTAAACTTAAGATGGCTTCATGTCCAATAGGAAAATGGTAATGAAAAAAAGACAGTTAGCACCAGGGATAGTCGTATACTCTGACGTTCTTGAAAATTATGATACTTTAGTTCAAGACATTGAAGAGGGACTTTCTACTTCTGGACAGCAGTGGATGCAATCTTCAATACAAAAAGATGACAAGATACAGGTAGACACAAATTACAGAGACACAATGCTTATTAGTGTAAATTATAAAGATTTTATAAATGAAGATTTTATAAATTTACAAGACGCTTTTAATTCAAGTTTATCAAATATGTTTTTAACTGGTTTTGGTCCTTTAGAATCAGACTACAAACAAGATCATCAACTAGACACTACATCTCACGAAGAATATAGCATATTAAAATATGGCGAGGGACAAAAGTTTACAAACCATATTGACGATCATAAAGATCATCATAGAAGAATGTCCTGGGTCTACTATATTAATGATGACTATACTGGAGGAGAGATTTCTTTTCCAAGATTTAATTTAACATATAAACCAGTAGCAAATGAGTTTATAGTATTTCCATCAAACTATATTTACAACCACTCAGTTCTTCCAGTAATAGAAGGAACGAGATACGCAGTTGTTAGTTGGCTAAAATAATGATAGACATGGCTTTAGTTGAGCAGGCAAGGTTAGAAAACAGAATCCATATATTTAAAAATGTTTTTACAAATTTGCCATCATTAGATACAATTATGTCAATGGTTTCTAAGTATGTTGATGAGGATTTGACTGCTTTCCCAGACAGGTCATATCTTTTAAATGATTTTGTTGAAGGCGAATCTTCTGACATGAGATTAAAATGTAGGTTTTGGTCAAGAATGGCTTTTCAACTTTATGATACCAACGACCTATACATGTCTATAATCCCAGAGTTGGGTCCAGTAACTGAGTGGGGTCTTTCACATTATCCAGCAGATATTTATACTGGTAATTTTTGCTTAGTATCTTTAATGAAAAACAGGGGAGTTGTAGGAAGTAAACATAGAGACTATGTTGATCAATTCCAATGGGTAATTAAAGGTGAGATGATCTGGCGCACAGGAGAGAATTTAGAGAATGAGCATCATCTTGTAGAAGGCGACTTTGTTTTTATCCCTAAAAATCTTGCTCACGAGGTTGAAACACTAGTAGCCCCACGAGTAGCAATTAATTTAATATTAAGAAACTAAAAAGCACCCACAGGTTTTACCCTACAGGTGCCTTTAGTTATTATATTTTACTTGGGAAATTTACTCATCCAAAATTTGGTTCTTGGAGTAATGCCCTTCCATGAGGACCAATCATCTCCACCGTTTGTCATGTAGTATGCAATCTCTGCATTCTTGACGGGATTGAATAGTTCAGCGTTAGAGTCAAGATCAAACTTGGTTCTACGATCAGGACCAAGGGCATCAATCATATTAATTTGGAACATACCATAAGACGAGTCACCAGTCTTGTGATTGCCGTTAAAAGCCAATGGTCGCCCATTAGACTCTTTTTTAGCAACTGCCCAAGCAACTACAAGGTCTTGACCCTTGAAGCCTACCAGAGAAAGCAGTTCCTTTAATTCTAAATCAGTTAGAGAAACCTTATTCTCAAAACTCTCTAGTTTTTTTGCCTTAGAAACCAAAAAAACCTCTTTCGAGGCGGGTTCCGATGTCTGAGCCTGTTCAAGGCTAAGATTGTTCTTAGTATCAAGACCTGAATCAGCATTTGCTCCGTTCGACAAAACAGTTACTAATGCTACGATACTGAGTGTGCTAATGATCTCTTTGTTTCTTTC